GAGGCTGGGACTAACGGGCTGGGGATCGCGAGAATTCGGGCCAAGAACTGAGGGAAGACCGGCCCTCGTGGTTCAAGTTCCCGCAAGAGCTAAACCCATGGCAGGAGCAAGACCGACCCTTGCAAACCAAAGGGTCGGGCACCCGCAAAGGCTAAAGCAAGACCCACCCTTGCTCAGAAGCGCAAGGATGGGGCAACCGCAAGAGCAAGAAACGCACAGGCAAGAGTGCCTGTGCCACTAAGGCAACCGGCGGGCTTTGGGAAAGTTAAGGGAGGGGACATGCCATTTATTCGAGGGCGGTATCACATCAATCCGGTGCTGGGCGAGGCGCTGGAGGCGGCGCGGGAGGCGGAGAACGCGCTGGTGGCTTTGGAGCAGGAAGAGGAGCACGGAAAAGAAAGCGGGAAAGATGCGTCGCGCGGGAAGGCTCCCATTCATCGCGTGGAGATCGAGGCGGCGGAGCTGGTGCCGTCGCATTCAGGACGCGGAGGGCGGGGCTACGTGGCGCGGGTGCATCGGCAGGCGGCGAGCCCGCAAGACGGCGAGGACGATTTCGCGGGTGCTGGTGGGAAAACGGCGAAAAGCGGACTGCAGGGGGCGTCGCCTTGCGCGGCGAGCGGGTCACAGCCGGAAACGCATGTGTTCGCGAACCATGGCGACCTCGTCAACTTTCTGCATGATGCGCTTGGCGACGACGCCGCGCAGCAGTGAGCGTCTGCGGGCAAAACGAGGCCCATGACGATAGCGTTGCTGACCGATGGAAGCTAAAGCTTGCGGGAAAGGTGCCACGAGAGGTTGGCGGCTCACGGAGCGAGAAGACCGACCCTCAAAAGCGGAGAGTCGGGCACCCGCAAAGGCTAAGGCAAGAGACCTGCTTGTGGGCACAAGGGTGGCAGAACGTTGCGAAGGCTTTTGGGGCACATCGGGGAGTGAACTTCGCGCCGGGGGCGGGTTTTTGATCTAAAATGAGGCCCGAGGATTCCCAGCCTTGCAAGCCTGGACGGAATGGACACCTAGCTCGCGCACGCGGCGCTGGAAGCGGCGCAAGAAGAGCAATGCGGTGGCGCGCGCCTGGACGTGGGTGATCAGCCTGACACTCGCGGCTGCGGCCATTGGCTTTGGTGTATGGGAAATCCGGCAGAACCTGAACACCTCCGTCGCCAACGGAAATTCCATGGGCGAGGCGGCGATGTCGATGATTCGCGGGCAGGTGCTCGCTCCGTGGCAGCAGGACGTGCTGGACTCGCTGGAGACTTCCGCGAGCCAAGTGGGCTCCGGGCAGGTCTCGGAAGCGGAAATTGCCGTGGACCGGGCAGCGGAAATCCTGACGGCGGCGCGGCTCAAATCGCAGCATTCCGATAATTCGTTCTTTCAGATGGCCGTTACCGGGCTTGATCGCGTCTGGAGCCAGCGGCCGACCAATGACCGGCTTTTCGAGCACGTCACCAAGGCGCGGATCGAACTGGCGATGCTGCGGGTGGCGCAGAACGTGGCGCCGGCTGATGCGCAGCACACGCCGTCCGCTGCGAGCGGTAGCGATCCGGATGCGATTCCTGCTGTGCGCGCCGACGGCGGGAGTGCGCGGGCAGCACCTGCGGCGGTGCGTGGGCATGTTTCGATTGCCGGGCCGCGGGAAGTGGGCGCGAACGGCTTGCTGAATCCTGGCGCGCTCGGCGGGGATTACCTGGATGCGACGAAGCTGGCGGCGACGGGGGAAATTGTGGTGCCTCCGGTGCGGCGGTCGCTGGAAGATAACGTCGCGGTGGAGAAGCTGACGATTGCCGGCGCGTCACAGACGCTCGATGGGATCCGCTGGACCAACGTGACGTTTGTGGGGACGCGGGTGAAGTACGCGAAGGGACCGCTGGATATGGAGAATGTCCGCTTCGTGAATTGCACGTTCGATTTCCCGGCGGACGAGAGCGGGTCGCGGCTGTCGAATGCGATTGCGCTGGGACAGACTTCGTTTACGGCGGAGTAGAGGCGCGTAGTTCCTTCCTTGTTTCAAAATAGACCAACAAATATTTAGAGAGAGCTTTCTTCGGGGGCGTGAATGCCCACCCTTGCATAAAGCGCAAGGATGGGGCACCCGCAAAATCCCCGAAAAACCTACCCTGCAGCAGCTGATATCTGAAAACTGCCCACAGCAACTTCCAAGAACTCAACCAATTTTCCGCGAGTGAGAGACGAATGGCGAAAGACACGAAATTTGCGAAGGCTGATCCGGCGATTGTGCCGGTCGAGGGACCCGTGGAACAGGATGCGGGAGAGCCACGTTCCGCTACCGCTGCGGCGGGCACGCTTCGCGACGGCGGCGCTGCGGGTTCGCTTTCGGCTTATGGCTTGAACAACGAGCAGTTGCCGGAGAGCTTGCAGGAGGCGTTGCGGCGGCTGGTGATGCAGTTTGGGACGGAGTCGGAGGTTTCGCGGCGGCAGGAGATTCGCCGGATCATGCAGGCGCACCAGTTCTGGCGCGGGCTGCAATATTTGTGGTGGGATGAGCGCGATCAGAACTGGCACCTGCCGTTCGAGCAGAAGCTGGTGGACAACTCGTCGGTTGAGGATTTGCCGCGCTATGAGTTCGTGACCAATATTTACCAGGCGTTTGGGCTTTCGCTGATCGCGGTGCTCTCGCAGGATGTGCCGCGGGTGCGGTTCTTTCCCTCGTCGGCGCAGGCCGAGGAGGACGTGGCGGCGGCCAAGGCGGCTACCGAGGTGTCGGCGCTGGTCGAACGGAACAATCGGATTGGCAATTTGATTGTGGACGAGGCGTTCAACCTTTGGACCGATGGGAAGGTGGGCGCGTACGTGCGGTTTGTGGTGGATGGGCAGAGGTTCGGGTTCCATCCGGAGACGGAGATTGGGGCGCGGGAGGTGCGGGTGGGGGGGGATTGCTACGTTTGCCCCGAGTGCGGGGAGGAGACGGAAGGCAAAGACGACGGCGAAGAGGAAAAGCAGATCCTTCGCTCCGCTCAGGATGACAGCGTAAAGAAAAGACGACAGCAAGAGAGTGGCGGTGCTGCGGGCGTGGCGAGTGGCGAGAATCAAGGCAACGGCGAAGAGGGATCGCTCGTCGCTTCGCTCGCTCGGGATGACAACGAACGGCAAAAACGACGGCAACTGCAAAAGCTAGAGACCGGCGCTACGGGCGACGGTACGGCTGCCGACTACGCTGGAAGAGGGATCCTTCGCTCCGCTCAGGATGACAACGAAAAGCAAAGGCAACGGCAACAGATCTCGCGCTCCGCTCGGGATGACGGCGAAAAGCAAATGCACGACCAGGCGCCGTGCTGCTTGCATTGCGGGGCGGTGCTTACCGAGGAGGATTTTGTGGCGGTGGAGGTGATTACCGTACCGGCGGCGCAGACTCGGTTGCGCGTTCCCAACGGGCAGGAGGTGATCACCATTGTGGGCGGGTTGGAATTGAAGACACCGCCCTGGGCCGGCGAGATGCATGAGTATCCTTACCTGCAATGGAACATGGAGGTACACCAGGCGCGGCTGCGAGCGGCGTATCCGCATGCGGCGGACAAGATCGGGCCTCCGGTGGCTTCCGGGACGCAGGAGTACGAGCGGCTGGCGAGGCTGGCGCAGTCGCAGGGAGGTCCGCTGACCGAAGGCGGGGACTTCAACATCAATTTGATTACGTTCCAGCGGACGTGGCTGCGTCCGTGGGCGTTTTTTGCGCTCGACGATAAGGCGCTACGCGACGAATTGTTGCAGCTTTTTCCCGACGGCGCGTACGTGGCGTTTGCGGGCGACGCTTACTGCGAGTCGCGCAACGAAAATATGGACGACCACTGGCGCGTGCTTCATGCGCTGCCGGGGGATGGGTCGAGCGGGCGTCCCGCGCTGGGGGATTCGTTGGTCAGCGTGCAGGAACGCTTCAACACGCTTTCGAATTTGCAGATCGAGACTTACGAATACGGGATTCCGCCGATTTACGCCGATAGCGAGGTGCTCGATTTCGATTCGCTGCAGAGCCAGACGGCCGAGCCGGGCGCGCATTATCCGGCGCGCGCGAAGCCGGGGCAGTCGCTCGCGGCGGGATTCTTTCAGCCGGAGGCGGCACAGGTGCCTCCGGACCTGGCGCAGCACGCCGCGAGCCTGATGGGTCCGGTGGCGCAATTTCTTACCGGGGCTTTTCCGGCGCTGTTTGGCGGGGCGATGTCGAACAACGACACGGCCGCGGGTTACTCGATGGCGCGGGACCAGGCCATGGGGCGTATCGGGCTCGTGTGGCGGCGGATGAAGTTCTTTCACGGGACATCATGCTGCTGGCGGTCGATTGCTTCCGGAGGAACCGTCCCAACGACGTGGAAGTGACGCTGCTGGGGGCGGGGGCGGCGTTCGAGTCGCAATGGATACGCCTGGCGGACCTGAAGGGAAATTTGTTCAGCTATCCGGAGACCGACGAGCAGTATCCGACGCTGTGGTCGCAGCAGAGGGCGGTGCTGCTGCAACTGCTGGCGAATCCCGATCCGCAATTGCAGGCGGTGCTGGCGCATTCGGAGAACATGGCGCTGATCAAGCGGCTGATTGGCCTGGAGGAGTTTGTGATTCCGGACGAGGAGTCGCGTACGAAGCAGTATCGCGAGATCGCGCAGATGGTGGGCGAGGCGCCGGTGGTGCGGCGGGACGAGGGGAGCGGCGTCGAGCTGATGCTGCCGAGCGTGCTGCCAGACGAGTTTGCGGACAATCATGCCGTGGAGCTCGAGATTTGCATGAGGTGGTTTTCGTCGGATGCGGGGCAGGTGGCGAAGATCGATGCGCCGGCGGGGTACGCGAATGTGCGGGCTCATGCGATGTTTCACCGGGAGTATTTGCTGAAGCAGCAACGGGTGGCGCAGCAGGGGCAGGCTGGCGGGAGTCCGGCGGGGGCGCGAGGGTGAGTTGAACGCACGCTGGGAACGTTGAAAAGACCGACCCTTAAAGGCGAAGGGTCGGGCACCCGAAAAACCTGACGGCTACAACCTGAGCCGGCGTCATTCTGACGTTTGTTCTGCGCGACGGTGAATGGCGGGTGGTGGCCGAGGGGCTTGGCTGCGGGGTTGGGTGCTTTGCTGGGCGCAAACACCCAAACCCGAGGACTGGTCAGCCAAAAACGATCCGCTTGAGAGAGCGGACGTTATATCACGAGACGCGAAAAACGAAGAGAGATCCTTCGTCGCTTCGCCCGCTCGGGATGACTGCGAAAAGCGGCGAGACGGCTCTGCAAAGTCTTACGGCGCACAGCCAGGAGTGGCTGTGCCACCTGTTTCGCTACGCCAGCACGCGCTCGATTGGGTCGCCGGTGCGGGCGCCGTATGCGGTTCGCAGGGCCGGGGGCGGCGCGACCAGGCGCACGACCTGCTGGAGGCGCTCCGGTTTGAATGGCTTGGCCATGCAGACGACCGCGCCGAGTTGGTGGCTGGTGGCGTAGTCGACGGGCTGGGCGGCGCGCGTCATCAGGATGACGGGAACCTTTTGCAGGCGCTCGTTCTGCTTGATGATGACGCAGAGATCCTGGCCGGACATGTCCTCGGCTTCCACTTCCGCGATAAAAACCGATGGCACGGTGGTGCGCAGAATTTCCAGGGCGGCTTGCGCCGTGGGGACGACGACTACGTTATAGCCGTCCTGCTCGAGCAAGTTGCGCATGGTTTCCGCGCTGCGCGCGTCCGGCTCGATCGCGAGCACTACGGACTGGCGGGTGTTCGACGCCGCCTCTTGGGTACCCGGAGCTGAAGGTTTGGCGGAGTAGGCTTTTCGCTCGCCCTTGGTGTCGGTCTTTGCAGAAACAAATTGAACGGCGACCCCGAACTTTCCCGCGCTCTGCGGATTGATGCGAACGACCTCGGCGGGCTGGCCCTGGTTCATGGCGCCGGCCATGTTGGAGTACGGGAACGTGACTTCGAGAATCTGCCCCTTCCAGTAGCCTGAAAACTTTGAGGCGAAGAGCAGGCCGTCGCGCGAAACGTCCACGCTCATGCAGACTTCTTCGAAGGGCTCCGGAGAGTTGACGGCGCGAACGTGCACTTGCGCGGAAATCTTGGCGCGGCGGCGCCGGCGGCGATCGATGCCGCTCTGCGATCCCTGTCCGTGCTGCGCGGACGCCTTTGCGCCGGGCGCCGGCGGGATGCTCGTGGTTGTCCCCATGAAAACCCCTTGAATGCGTGCGCGGTGGCTGTGAGAGGTACGGCCGGGTGTGCCGAGTCTCCGCTGCAGGATCAGGGTCGCACGGGGCGAACACGCAGCAAATAGTACGCGCGTACTGTTTCGGTACAGGTGTATTGCACCTGTACGAAGGCGAGTTGGAGCACCTGAACATTGCGAGGATGGAGAGGATAGAGATGATGCAAAGCACAGCAAGTCCGGCGGTCGACGCGGCGCCGCCGCGGAAACAAAATACGGCGCAACGTCCGGCGCCCGAGAGCGTCCACCAAAACGCGCTGCGAGAGCCACAGAGGAACGCAACCGATGACGAAATTCTTGGATTGATTACCGGCGACGGCGCGGGTGCGGATGGTTTGAACGGCGAGGAGCGGGATGCGCGCTCCGAACGTGAGTTTGAATCGAGCGATGCCGGCGCTGAGACCGGCGAACACGGCGGGCGGCGTGAAGCCGCCGATGCGGAAAAGGCTGGAGTGAATAGCGATCCCGAGAAGTTACGGGCGGCATTCGAGGCGAATCCTGAACTGCGGCAGGCCTGGGACGACGCGAAGGCGTATCGCGAGACCTTTGCTACGCCGGAGGAGGCGCGCAACGCTACGGCTCTGCTGGCGGACCTGAATCGGATGGACGCGCTGTTCTACTCGCGGCGTCCGGAGGATCATGCGGAGCTGGCGCGGTCGATTGCGGAGCTCGATCCGGCGGCATTTGCGTCGCTCGCGAAGGCGATTGGGGAACAGGCGGCGCGGCAGGGAAGCGCGGAGAAGAGAGACACGGCAGCACCGACGGCGCCAGCGGCTTCACGCCAGGCACAGGAAGGGACAACCGCTGCGGGGTTTTCACCGGCGCAGGCGGAATTTTTTCAGGCGGCCAATGCGGCGGCCGTGCAGGGCGTGATGGACGCGATTGAAACGCAGGTGGAGCGGTTGCTGCCGGAGGGGGCGTCGAAGAGCGCTCGGAATCGCGTGGTGGGGGAAATTTACCGCGAGCTGGATGCGACGCTGGGGGCGAATCGACAGCTTTCGCAGCAGGTCCGCGATGCGTTCCGTTCCGGCGCGCTTGACGCGAATCACCAGCGCGCGATTGTGTCGCTGATTACGGGGCGGGCGCGGCAGGCGCGGCCGGGAGTCGCGAAACGGGTGATGAACGAGTGGACCTCGACGATTGTGGCGGCGAACCAGGACCGTCGCGCGCGGCAGCATGCGGCGGAGCGGCGCGTGGATATTGCTGGATCGAGTGGCGGAGGCGAAGGGCGGCGCTCGATGGGGCCGCGGGATATCGATTACGCGCGGATGTCCGATGGGGATATTTTGAATCTGTAGCGCGTTCGAGAGCGGCAAAAGACCGACCCTTACACGGCAAAGGGTCGGGCACCCGGAAAACCACGGCTCGGTGCAAGCAACGGCATCCCTATAACAGGAATTTCCAGCAATACGTCCGTGAAGGACACCTCGCAGGATCCTGGCCGCGCTCTCGCGCGGCGACGAAAACTATTTCAAAGGGGAATCAAACACCATGGCACAAATGCAAAATTCGCAATCGGTTGCGCTGCAACTGGAGAAGGTGCGGGACAAGCTGCCGCTGCTCTACGAGCGGAACGACATCCTGCTGACGATGATCCAGCAGCGCGGCGACGTGGAACGCGTCAGCTCGCGGAACATGCGGCTTCCGCTGCAGATTCGTCCGGGGGGGCAAGGCCGGCCTGGCGAACATGGACGGCGGCGACCTGGGCCGCGGCTCGGGAACCGTCTACGACGTGGCGCAGGTGACTCCGGTATTTTTCTGGCACGCCGTGGAAATCACGAAGCTGGTGGAGTACGCGTCGAATGCGCCGGAGAAGGCGATCGAGAATGCGGCCAAGCGCGAAGTGAAAAACGCGATGGCTCAATTTCGCTCGTTCCTGGACAAGGTGATGCAGACCAACGGCAACGGCGTGCTCGGCACGGTGAGTTCGATCACCACGAGCGGCCTGCCCAGCGGCGTGGCGGCGCAGTTCGGGATGGCCAAGCCGCCCGGCGCGCAGCCTTTCTACTACAACCAGACGGTGCAGGTGTACGACCCGACGCTCACGACCAATCGCGGCTCGGCGAACATCCTGCTCGTCGATCCATTCAATTCGCTCATCCAAGTGGACAGCCTGCCGAGCGGCACGAGCGTGAACGACCTGGTCGTCCACGACGGACTCACCGGCGCGCAGCCGGTGTCGCTGTTCGGGATTTTGTATCACCAGACGAACGCAACCACCGGCACTAGGCTCAACCTCAACCGCGCCACGTACCCGGTGGAACTTGCCACGCCAAATGTGAACGCGAGCAACTCGGCGCTGACGCCGGGGGCGGTGCGGCTGGCGATCAACAAGGTGCGCAAGTCCCTTGGCACGAACCAGGTGAGCAAGCTGGTGGCGTACACGTCGCTCGAGCAGGAGCATCAGTGGGAGCAGTTGGGCGTCACCATCTCTCAGATCATCAAGGAGGGAGCGGGCGGGCGCGCGAGCGATCTCGATCTGCTCTTCACCGGCGAGAAAACGATGGCGGGCGTGCCGATCAAGGCCAGCATCAATGCGAATTCGTCGCGGGTGGATTTTCTCGACCTTTCGCACTGGGGACGCGCCGTGATGCAGGACATCGATTTCTACGATGTCGGCGGGCAACCCGTGTTCCCGATTTACGGGGCGAGCGGCGGGCTGGCGAGCGCGTACATCTTCTACTTCGTGACGGGGTTTCAGGTGTGGAACGAGTCGCCACGCAGTGGGGCGTACATCAGCAACCTGGCGATCCCGACGGGGTACTAAACGGCGTGTCATTCCGGGGAGCGGGGGGAGAATCAGTCAGCTGAGGAGAGATTCATCGCTCGAAATGCGAGCGATGGAGAACCGTACTTCAGTCGCTTCGCTCCTTCAGAATGACAACGAAAAGCACATACAAAACAAAAGGGGCGACCTTGTGGTCGCCCCTTTGAAAAACACTGAACATGCCCGACAAGCACATTAATCATACCGCTTCCAAGTGCCATTTCAAGTCGCATTGGGAGGACGGAGAGCGGGAGACTCGAACTTCGAGGCTGTTCCCAACCCCCAATGCTTGTCGGGCATGTCCAGTACCCCCACTGGCAGCACTCTCCGAAACACACCTGACCGCCTGGCTTTATGCCAGGGCGGATAAATCTGCGCAAGGGAACGAAAGCAGATGCAGAAGCAAAAAGGGGCGACCTTATGATCGCGCCTGAACTTCCAAACGTGTATTGGACACGCCCCACAAGCACGGGGGAAGGTCTCGACGCCAACATTTCAGTGTGAATTACGAAAAACGAACAGAACCAACGCGCCGAAGGCGACTAGTAGCGCTCCACCAAGCACAAAAATGACGCGTTGGACGGGGCGCATTTTCTGACCGGCCGCACTCTTTCCCCACAGCGTTGGCGAGGCGGGCATGATACCGCGCCATGCCTGAGATAGCGCCCAAAGGCCAACGCCCGTAAAGATAAGAACCAGTCTCATCGGGCTCCCTTAGTTTGCAAATCTACCATGATTCAAGTGACACGAGAGACGCACGAGGCGCCGGCGGCGATTTGCGAGCGGATTACGCGCGCCGGGGGGCGCAACCGCTACGGCGAGCCGAACTTCCGCGTGGTTTGGGGAGGGTCGCGGCTTGCGTGGATTGGCGGGCGGTGGGTGGATCGCGACGCGCATGGCAACGTGATCCGCGAGGCGGTCGAATTGCGGCAGGAGCCGAAGTATATTCCGGCGGAGCGGTGGCATATTGAGCGGTGGATGCCGCCGGAGGCGTACGGGTCGCCGGAGGAATGGTTTGCGCGGACGGTGGAAACCGAAGACGGCATTCGCATCCCGGCGCTGGGGCCGTATCCCTCGCGCGGGGAATACGAGCACTGTTTCACGCTGGAAGGTCCGCGCGGGGAGTTTCTGCCGCTGAGCGCCGCAGCTTGCGACTGGATCGTGCGGGCAGTGGCGTGGTCGCGGTGGCAGACACGAGGTGACGGGCGGCAGGCGATCGCGGCGCGAGAGGAGCGGCGGGAGCGTGACTGGGATCGCGACGCGGATGATCTGCTCGACGATGGGGTGCCCGCGTTTCATGGGCAGGCGTTTGTTACTTCGATGTCGGGCACACGGTGAGAACAGCGAACAACAAGAAAGATTCCTCGTCGCTTCGCTCGCTCGGGATGACGATGAAAAACAAAGGCACAATCGAAGTCAAAAGAAAGACCAATCCTTGAAAGTCAAAGGGCGGGCTCCGCAAAGGTATGACAACGAAAAACGAGAGCGCAATCAACGTCAAAAGAGAGACCCACTCTTAGAAACAACCGCAACGGCAATGCGGCACTGCTGGGCTTTACACGAAAGGAAAATCACTTGAGCAATACGATGATGGCAATGGCAGAGCAGGGACCGCGAAACGCGGCGGGGTATGCGGGCGGCCGGCGCGACATGCCGGTGGACACGCAGCCCAGGGGCGACACGGCGGCGACGGTGGCGATCGCTTCGATCTCGGAGCAGGACTGGTACGTTTCGCGGACGCATGGCGTCTATCACATACCGGGATGCGCGAAGGGAGAACCTTTCGCGCTGCTTCTGCTGACCTCGCGCGGGGATGTGATCGACCTGGGCGACAATCGGCGGTTTCCGTTCACGATTACCGCGCGCGAAATCGCCGACGATCTGCTGCAGGACCTGCACGATCATGGAATTTTCGTTTGTGCGGGGGCGCGGCCTTCGGCGGAGGAACTGGCGTCGGCTGCGGCACGGCGTGACGCATACTACCACCGGCTGATCGGGGAGGGCGATACGATGTGGGCGCGCGGACATTCGTATCGCGAAATTTCCGACCTGCACCGTCGCGTGGCGATTGCCTTGGGCGTCGAGCGCGAATGGGCGTATGTGCCCTTGAAGATGAGCGAGTGTCCGGCGTGCGGCGAGAAGGTGAAATCGGGAGTGGCCGTCTGCAAACATTGCCACGCGATTCTCGAT